TTAAATACCGATATATTTTGCGAATTGCGCTGCTGTTTTTTCTTTTCGTTTGTCTGTAATGTGGATATATAAATCCATAGTGATTTGAATAGACGAGTGGCCTAAACGTTCTTGTACGTCCTTAATATTTGCACCAGCTTCTAAAAGTAAACTAGCATGTGTATGTCTAAGACCATGAATAGTAATACGTTTAAGATTATTTTGTTTGATAATCACTTCTAACCATTTACGAGGCTTAGATAATTGGAGATATTCGTTTTTCTGGTTAGAAAATACCAGTTGATTTTTGCTTAACGTATTAATTCCCAATGTTAACAACCATTTTCTTTGTTCTAATCGCCATTTCTTCAAGATGTTCATAGTTTCATCATCGACTGGTATATCTCGCTTAGAATTTTTGGTTTTAGGTTGCTCTACATAAAGGCGTCTATTTTTTCCTCTGGCGAGAGTTTTATTTATCTTGATATAATTATCGTTAAAATCAATATCTTTCCATGTGAGAGCTAAGAGCTCACCTACGCGCATCCCTGTGAAGGCTAGTGTCCGAAAAAAAGAATACATACGAATATCTTTTTTCTTTTCTACTGATTTCAAAAAGATTTCTAGTTCTTCTTTGCTAAAAAAGTTTAAAGTATCTTCTTCATGAACAGAGACCTTTCTTTTCGGAACTGTGATTTTTTTAAAAGGATTATCTTGTAGATATCCTAATTTAATAGCATAATCACATATACGCGAAGCATTATTGATGAATTCTCTATACAACACAAATTTTTTTACCTTTTCATTAGCGAACTTTTGAGCTATATCAATCGATATTTTGTTGATTTTAAGAGCACCAAATGCTGGTAATATATGATTCGCAAACTGTTCTTTTGTTTTAACGAAAGAACTTTCTTTTACTGTTTGCTCATAATTTACGATCCATAGATCATATACTTCTTGAAAAGTTAACTCTTTAGACTTATTTAGACCATTACTTTCGTATTCCAATTGTAATTTGGTCAGCGCTAATTGAGCTTCTTTTTTTGTTTTAAAACCTCTTCGTGTAGTTCTCACTTGTTTGCAAGTCAAAGGATCTACTCCCAAATAAGTTTGAAACTTCCACAATTTTTCACCGTTTTTCTTTTTGTATTGTTCGAATGTTGCCATTTTTTTCGTCCTTTCGCTCGGGTAAGTGTTCGGACTAAAATAGCTGGCATCACCTCCTTAGTTATACGCTTGCTTTTGGCTGGTAGGCGTTTATATTTTATTGATCACTTTCTAATGGTGTATTTATACCTTTATTAGGGTCTAAATTACTATATAGATATAGGACAGTGTAATTAGTCGCATCTTTTTTTGAGTAAATCAAAGAAAAGTTGTATTTTTTGTCTTGCCAAGTAAAATCTCCAGTACCATTGTAGACATTTTTGTACTCTTCACCAGTTTCTGCATTTTTATCGTCAGGAAATTGAGTAACTTTGATAGATTTTAAATCCATCTTCAAATTATCTATCGAATATATTTCTTTAATGTGTTTTTCGGCAATAGTTGCAAATTCAGCAGTTTGATCAGAGTCTACTTCTTTGATAGTACTGTTTGTCTCACTATAATTTTTTGATTCCTTTGTTTCAGCTGTTGATGATCCACATCCTCCCATAACTGTCACTGCTAATAATCCAATAATTCCAAATTTAATAAATTTCATTTTCTACTCCTTATCTCTATGGTATTATTTTATTGGAGAATCTTAGAAATAAGGTTTCTAGTCCGTGTGCCAGCACGGGCTTTTTTTATTTGAATAAATCCCAAAAACTGAAGGTGGTTTTCTTATATACTTTGTTATACGCTGCTTTCTTTGGTTTTTTTATCCATCCAGTGCCTTTTTTACCGTAACCAGGAATTACTGCTTTTTTCACAGCTCTTTTTGCTTTCCCAGTTGTTCTAGCGCTGATAGATTTTTTTATACTTGGTTTTCTCATTCCTATTTTCATCTATATCTTCATCTTCCTTACGTTGTATTATAATTCACAAGTAACGATCGAATTCATCTGGTAATCCAAAGCAGACGAGCTTTTCATATTTTGTCATATGATCAAAGCCGTCTAAAGTTGGATCAATAGTCAGATGAGTTGCGAAATAGTTTGCCTCTTTTTCAATTTTTAATTCAGATACTAGCGTTTTTTTAGACAACATAGGTGTGTTTTCTTTTGGATGTAAAACGCAGTGGCCTAATTCATGACTACAAGTTATCCATTTTCCCATTTCATCTAAATTAGAATTTATGTGAATCATTTTTATTTGTTTGAATTTACTATAGTAACCATAAATTTCTCCCAAATCTTCTTCTAAAACTAGTATCTTCAATTCTCGTGCAATTCTAAAGGGATTGCGTGTTTGATATAGTTTTACCAGTTTATTAATTTTTTTATCAATTTGAGGTAAATACATAAACATCGCACTCCTTTTAATCGCGATATTTTTTAGGTGTATATTTTTTCTTAGCTTCTATCTTAGCTATCCGCAACGCATTCTCTAAAGAAATAATGAGAGCTTCACGTGTAGCTTCACTCATTTCACTATTCTTCTTCGAAAAAGCCATTCCATCAGCATTAGATAAATCGTCGATTAAGGACTGCAATTCTTTTTGAATATCACGTTCGTCTTTTTCTGTTAAATCGTAATACCTTTTTTTCTCAGTGCGTCCTAATAGATAATCAATGGATACATCGAAATAGTTTGCAACTAATTGTACTTTGTCAACACCAGGTGTATTTTTTCTCCAGCGGTTAATAACTCCATTACCGAATCCAAGAGCTTCTTCTAACTGTCTTATAGATATCTTTTTTTCATTGGCAAGTATTTTTATTTTTTCGTATAAATCCACTTGTATCAACCTTTCTGCTAAATACAAGGTTTTTATATACAAAAAATCTACAAAAATAATTGACAATGTAGTAAATTTGTATATAATAATCCTTGTAAGATAAATTGTAAGTAAAAAAAGCGAATTAAAAACATACTTCCTAGCATTAAGTTTGGCGACCGAGTGCAGTAAGAAGCTTTGCTATAGGCTTATTTAACTATGTTTTGATTGTAGAATATTTGTATAACCATGTCAATGTTTTTATACAGAAAAACTTACTATTTATCTTACTAAAATATATTAGTGAGGTGAAAAAGATGCCAGATGCAAATATCGGTAGAGAAAAAGTTCTTCAATATTTAAAAGAAAATAATATTCAAAAAATCGATTTGGCTGTTTTGTATGGTATCCCTAAACAAGATATCGGTAATTATCTAGAAGGAAAATTGGTTGATACTCCAAAAGCAAAACAGTTGCTTGTCAAAATTATTGCGGATTTCAAAATTAGATAAGGAGGAAAACGAATGAAAGAACTAATCAAAGTAACAACAAATAAGGAGAATGAGCAGTTAGTAAACGGCAGAGAATTGCATGAGTTTTTGGAGGTGGCTACAGAATATAAAAAATGGTTTGGTCGTATGGCAGAATATGGTTTTGTTGAAAATATAGATTTCATAAGGGTGACCCAAAAATGTCCGACCCCTGGAGGAATTCAGAATATTACTGACCATGCAATGAAATTGGATATGGCAAAAGAAATCTCAATGCTCCAACGAACAGAAAAAGGAAAACAAGCGCGTCAATATTTTATTGAAGTAGAAAAAGAATACAAACAACAATTACTTGATACTTCAAAGCTAAGTCCAGAACTTCAAATGTTCCAAGGAATATTTAACGCAGTAGCTAAGCAAGAGTTAGAGACAAAACGTCTAGCAACACAAATGGAGAATATTACTGAAATTGTGGCATTGAATACAACTGACTGGCGTAGAGAATGTCGAAAGCTCGTAAATAAAATGGCGGAAACTCAAGGCGGATACGGTGCTTATCAAGAAATTCAAACAGCGATATATGAAGAAGTTGATCGTAGAGCTGGCTCCTCTCTCAAAACTAGATTAACCAATTTACGTAACCGTATGGCTGGCGAAGGTGTTCCAAAATCCAAGCGAGATAAGACAAATAAGTTAGATGTAATCGAAAGTGATAAAAGGTTAAAAGAAATTTATCTATCTGTAGTCAAGGATTTCGCTATTAAGTATGGAGTTTGGAAAGAAAAATAAAATTCGATAGGAGGTTCAGGATTATGGAAGTAATCTTAACGCCTGAAAATGAGGCAGCACTTCGTAGCTACATTCATGAAATCATAACTGATGAAATTGCAAAAGCAAGAAGAGATGCCTCAGTTGATAAACGTGTATTAAAGCAAATAGAGATAGCGAAATACTTCGGAGTATCAACTGCAACTATTCGTAAGTGGGAAGATAAAGGACTTCCATTCGGGCGTATAGGCGATCAAAAATTTTACGACAAAGAAAAATGTAGAGCATGGGTTCTAGCACAATAAAATATCGGGTAAGTGTTCGGAAATAATGACAGTAAAGAAGGGGAATTTATGGACAAACTAAATACAACAATCGTATTCAGTGCGCCAATCATTATTTATCTGCTGAGTGTCTGGGGAAGTAAACAAGCTTTGATCGGGGTAATTGTCTACCTCGTTTGGATGTTCGCAGGGTTAGATGAAGCTGAATATCAAACTAAAAAAAGACACGACCGCCGGCAAGCATAGTCGTGTCAAAAGAAATAAGCTATCAAGGAGAGTTTATCACAATGAATAAAAAAATCCAAAATTTAATCAAAAAGTTAGCGCATGAATGTGCGAATGATGATCTAGGAATGTCAGTTAGTGTAGTCGATGAAAAAGGGGAAGTTGCTCTTGCTCAAGCTGGAAACGATGGCTTGGTTGCATTAAGTGTTTACCAACAATATGAAAAAACAAAATATGACTTGCGGAAGAATAATTGCAATTGCGAAACTCACAGTGCTTTAAGATGTATGTTTGACATTGACGAAGAAGATGCTGAGTTTGAGGAATGGTGCCAGGAATTTCTTAGTTTTGCGGAGAAAATGGACCGCAAGAAAGGTGGTATCAAATTCTGATGATCTCAGTTAAAGGACTAGGCGATGAAATATTCGAAGTAATGATGAATAAAGCGCAACAAGATATCCAAGAAAAAATCTTGACTGCAGCAAGCTATGGACAAACGAGTTGCACTGTTTGTTCAAAAGGATTTACACCATCATTTCTAGCAGCACTAGAAAGCGAAGGTGTTTCAAATATTCAATGTGAAGATGGAAGTGTCAAATTATTTTGGGAATTTTAGGTGATCACGATGAAAGACTTTGATTCTTTAGGTGCCAGACAGCAACCACCAAAAGAAAGTAGTCCTATCGGAGTTGATTGGCAAGAAAATCCGTTATATCCAGGTGATACTTGCTATCTAACAGAAGAAGGCTATGTGCCAGTAGACGCAATTATAGAGTATATTCAGCAACATTATCCAAAGATTGAATTAGGAGGAATTTAGTAATGGCAAATGATTTAACACAAACAACACAACGTTCACTAGACGAGCAGGTGATTAGTAATCTTGGTCGGTTACAAGAACAGGGCTTAGAAATGCCACCAGGTTACAGTCCACAAAATGCGTTAAAAAGTGCTTTTTTTGAACTCACTAATAATACAGGAGGAAATTTGTTGCAGATGGCTGCAAACAATCAAGAAATGAAAACCTCCATTTCTAATGCACTTTTAGACATGGTTATTCAAGGGTTATCTCCAGCAAAAAAACAATGCTATTTCATTAAATACGGAAACAAGGTTCAGCTAATGCGTTCATATTTTGGAACAATGGCGGTCCTTGATCGTGTAACTGGGGGGGCAGATATTACGCCTGTAGTCGTTCGACAAGGTGATGAGTTTGAAGTTGCAATGGATGGACCAAACATGGTTGTCAAAAAGCATGAAACAAAATTTGAGAATTTAGACAATGAAATCATTGCAGCCTATGTAGTTATCAAGTTAACGAATGGTAAAGAGACCACAACAGTCATGACGAAAAAGCAAATTGACCAAAGCTGGGCGAAGTCAAAAATGAAAGGTTCCGGACCGCAAAAGGAATTTCCAGAAGAGATGGCTAAACGGACAGTAATCAATCGGGCAGCTAAAGCATTAATCAACACAAGCAACGACAACGATTTATTAGTTCAAGCTGCAAAAGATACGTTAGAAAATGAATTTGACAATAATCGGAAAGATGTAACGCCACAAACAGAAAAAGTGGCTACTCTCGAGCAAAAATTCTTTTCAAATAAAAAGATTACTGAACCAATACAAAAAGAACCAGATCCGATTGTGATTCCAGATGATATCCAAAATGAAGTAACTCGAATTGCTGACGTACCTGGCCATCCAGAAATAGAACAAGCACATTTAATCGAAAATGAGGATACCGATCCGATTCAAGAAGAATTATTAGATGTTCCAGATTTCGGACGTGAGGAAGGTGCAGATGATGTCTCAGAATTTGAAGACGATGAGTACCCTTTCTGATGAGAATTATTACTCCAATGAAGCTGACTGGCAGTACATGTCAACATCACAATATAAATCCTTTTTAAAATGTGAAGCCGCAGCCTTAGCAAAGTTGAAAGGCGATTGGGCACCGACGTCGGATCCTAAAGCTTTGCTCGTAGGAAACTACGTACATTCTTATTTTGAGTCAAAAGAAGTACATGAAGCGTTCAAAGAAGAAAATAAATCCAAAATGTTTTCTAGTCGGAAGCCTTATGGATTATTGAAAGATTTCCAGATCGCTGAACAAATGATTGATCGACTTAAACAAGAAGAAGTGTTCATGAACATCTATCAAGGGGAAAAGGAAACGATTGTGACTGGGGAACTATTTGGAACGACATGGAAAGGCAAGATTGATTGCTTGAATGTTGAGGATGAGTATTTTGTTGATATCAAAACAACCAAAGACATGCACGAGAGGAAATGGAACGAAAATTACGGATCAAGAGAAACATTCCTAGTTAATTTTGGATATGTACTTCAAATGGCTATATATCAGGAATTACTTTTACAGCAATACGGAAAGACGTTTACACCGATTATTGCAGCAGTTTCTAAACAAACACCAAGTGAAGCAAGACTTATAACCATTGAACAAGACAAAATGAATTACGAACTTGTCTTATTAAAAGAAAAAATTGAGCGAATTGTCAGAGTGAAAAATGGTGAAGAAAGACCAACGCCTTGTGGTACATGTGAGTACTGTAGAGGTAATCTTCCAATTACTGGATTCACTAGTATGGACGATTTATAGAACGGTGGTGATTATATGGCTGAAGGATGGGTCAAGCTTCACCGTTCTATAACTGAAAATTGGATATGGGATAATCCGCAATATCTAAAGTGGTGGCTTGATTTAATTCTAATGGCCAACCACAAAGAAAAGAAAATTCTTTTTAATGGTTCATTTAAAAAAGTTGATGTTGGGGAAAGAATTACTTCAGAACAAAAATTGGCTGAACGTTGGGGAGTAAGTAGAAATACTGTCAGAAAATTTTTAAGCCTACTTGTTGAAGATGACATGATAAGCATTGAAAAAAGCAGGAAAAATGGAACAACGTATAAAGTCAATAACTACGCCATTTATCAAGGGTTTTCGGAAGAAAAAAAACAACAGACTGAACAACGTGCTGAACATCAAAAGGACAACGAACTGAACATAAACAAGAATGAAAAGAATGAGAAGAATGAGAAGAATGAAAAGAATAATAATTATGTCGCAACACGCAAAAAACGCGTGTACGCAGATGATGATCCAAATAAAAAATTAGCCATTCTTTTATTAAAACTCATTCGAAAAAATCAAAACATCAAAGAACCTGATTTGGATAAATGGGCGAATACGATTCGTTTAACAATTGAATCTGACAAACGAACTGGTAGAGAAGTTCAAGACATGATTGTGTGGGCCACTAGTAATGATTTCTGGTCTGGAGTGATTTTATCACCGACTAGCTTAAGAAAGCATTTCGATAAGATGGCTATCCAAAAAAATAAAAGAAAGCAACAAAATATTTCTAATGATGAGTTACCAGAAACAGGTGAGGATTGGTAATGGATAAAAAACTAAGTGCAATGGCTGCACCTTACGGCGGATTAAAAACAGCAGATCATAATTGTCCGAAATGTGGTGATCCATTGTATATCTGGAAAACAAAAAATAAAGATGGTACTGATCGATGCGGTCCTACATGTATCAATAAGATTTGTGGTTATCGGGAAATGGTAACTAAAAATCAAAAAGAAGCTATCCAAAAAGCGAATGAAGCAATGAAAAAGGATGCTATCAATCGAATGCTTAACAGTTCAATGATTACAGATGATGCCATATGGACCTTCGATTTTGATGGATACAAAGTAGTTGATCAGGAAACAGCACAAATAAAAGCAATGGCTCAAGAATGGGCTAAAAAAATCGTAAGTGGTAGCACGATTCATGCGGTTATTACTGGGAGAACAGGAGCTGGAAAAACTCATCTAGGCGCTGCAGTGATCAAAGAAGTAATGATGGCATCTAATTATAAAATTGCCTGTTCATTTATAAGCTATCGAGAATTATTAGAGCAATTGAAGTTCGCAATGAATGATCCAGAAGCAAGAAAAGCTGTGACAGGTTCGTTGATGGCTGAAATTAAAAAGACGGATTTTGTAGTGATCGATGATTTAGGTGCGGAGCTAGGAAGAATGGAAGAAAACAACCAGGCAACGCCTTATGATGTTGATGTTCTCACATCGCTAACAGAAGCTCGTCTAAACAAAGCTACGATATTCACAACCAATTTATCATCGAAGCAATTAAAACACGCATACGGCGAGCGAGTGTTCTCTCGTGTAACGAACGGGACAAAAGGAAACATAGCCGTATTCAAAACAACGACAGACAAAAGGAGGAATCCAGTTTGACCTTTGTAGTGAAAAAAATGTGCTACTTAGATAGCCGAGGGCGAGGAGAAGCCAGTGTCGAGTTTGCTAAACATCATACGACTAAAGAAGAGGCTGACCTTGTTGCAAGTGTTTGTGGCGGCGAAGTAGTCGAAGTTATTAAACCCAAAAGACGATTTTCAAAACCTAAGACAAAGCCAGTAAAAAAAGAGTGTTGTTGTCCGAAAAGTAACCAAGCATGGATGAGAGGTGCAAAATGACTTGTTTAAAATGCAACGATGAAACAGTTATTTGGTATAAGACATCACTTGGATGGTCAACCTGTGAACCTTGTCCAATATGCAATGACAATGGACGATGTTCTAAAGAACGACTCGAGAGATTAAAGAAGGAGCATAGCAAATGGCAACCAGAAGCAAATATGGAAACAAAAAGCACGAAGTAGACGGAATCACATTTGATTCAAAGGCAGAAGCTCGTTATTACATGAAGTTAAAACGAAACGGTATGAGTTTTATGCCTTTATCTGAAACCTACTGTGCCATGCAAGAAAATGTTCTGTTGCAAGAAGGGTATCTATGCAACAATCGTAAGATTGCACCGATTTATTACCGAGCTGATTTTGTGATTTATGAGAATGGCCAAGTGAAAAAAGTGATTGATGTCAAAGGTTATCAAGATGCAATCTCTATGCTCAAAATGAAGATGTTTGCTCATCGATATGGCTTTCCAGTGACATTTGCTAAGTTCGATTCAAAAATCAATAAGTTTATTGAAATGGACTGCTTTGAATCAGCAAGACAGCAGCGGAAAAGACAAACGGAACGAAGAAAAAAGAAATTAATGGAGGGAAAATAAAATGACAAAACAGGTGAATTTCAGACCAGAATTAAAGAAAGTAACATCAAAATCAAATGGGAACACTGAAGTATTACTAGTTGTTAGCAACGGATCATTGAGAGGTAGTACTGAAAATTTAACGGAGTTTCTTGGCTCAACAGTGACTGTAGTAATTCAACCAGAAACAATCGAATACACAGTACCAGTAAATAAGCAAACGAAGAAACCAAATATTGAATATGTTGTGAATTCAGATGGCACAATCGAAATGTTCAAAGAAGAGCAGACTTCACTTGATATCGGCGATGGTGTAGAAGAAGTTGAGAATGTAACAATCCTAGTATCAAAAGAAACTGTTGATGATTTTATTAAAACAGCAACGACATTACAACTACCAGAAAATGTCACCGTAAATATTCGAGACGTTCTTATCCGTTTAGATGAAGGCGATAGTATGAATGAAATTGCTGCAGATCATGAATTATCAGAAACTGCTTTAATTGATCAAATCGAATTAGCTAGACAATACTTTGCTCCATATGCAGATACCTGGTCCAAACATAAGGATGACATCATTTTTCCAGAGGAACAATGAGAGCAACTGATCCAGTAATTATCCTTGAGGAAGCCAAATTTATTTGGACTCACGAAGAGATAGAACAAGCACGCTTGCTCTTTTCTCAAGGAGTTAAGCCGAGCAAAGTAGCTGAAATAATGGATCAGAAGATTCTTGATGTCGGATTGCTTTTGTTCCATCTAGCAGAAAAAAATTTGATTTGAGGTGAAAATGATGATTCAACTTGCAGGAATCCAAACAGGGAAAATTTATTTTTCCGGAGAAAGCAAGAGTGAGGCAAGCCAATGGTTGCTTAAAACATATACGAACAATAAGAAGCTAAGAAAAAAATATCCTGATGCGTTGCTAAAGGATGATCAGATTATGCCGGAACCGATGATTATGACCAAGAAAGAGATTATGAAGTAGGAAAGCGATGAATAAACAGGGGTAAATCAAAAGATAATATTTATGTCTTTAGGAGGTAGTTTGAATAAAAAAGGAGTCACTGCTGACTCCTCGTAAAAGTTATTTGTTAATTAATTTAACTGATTCTTCAAAAATCAACTCGTTCTCAATATCACTTAGAAGAACCTTGATGAAGGCTTTCATTTTAGATAGATCGAATTCTGGATGGCGTTTTGTATAATGAGTTTCATCGTTTCCTAGATAAGTAATTGCCGTTGCTAATTGTCTAATTCTTTCATTTTTCAACTTATTTATTTTGCTTATTAAGCTGGTTTTGGGATTGGTTAGCCAATCTTTCTCTACACCTTCAATAGGATATTTTAATAGATAGTCTGTAACTAAAAATTCAATTGCTTTTCTATATCCCATGCCTGCTAACTGATCTAAATTAGATCTTTCAGCTAATTCTGCTTGACTATAGATTTCAATAAAATCAGAAAAGTCGTTTTGAATCAATTCAGGTATTTCAGCATTTTCATATTTTTTAGGGAATGATTGCGAAATTTCATAATGCACTTCGTTTTTCATTATGTTTCTAAAACCTTGTAGATAATGCATAGAGGTTGCACCACAAAAAGGACATCCTGTAAATATTATCCCATCAGCAAAATCAGTATTAGAATTCATTAGTATTCCATCAATTGGAGTTTGTTCACCCGTATTACGACAATGTGAACAGATTCTTGGATTTTTAATATCCTTTTCTTGATACTCTATTTGATTGGTAGCGTAATTGTAAAAAGTTAACCTATATAAACTCAATTACTTTTCCTCCTTTATCAAATGAAAAAACGTCTCGTAAGAGATAGCAATATAATTCTATTTTACCATAAGGGGTGGCGTTTGTGAGATTTCAGTGGTTAAAAGATTATCAAGAACTTGATGAGCAGATTCTTTACTTAAAGTGGAATCTTAATAAAAGTAAGCTTGAATTGAATCGATGGGTCAATGGAGATTTAGCAGACGTCCGAATCGAAAAAAATTCTAGATCAGCTTCTTTAGAAGAAAATATTCAAAAGATAGAAAATGAAATTGATTTACTGGAAGAACAAAGAAAAGAAATGCTTGCTATTATTAATTCTTTTAAAGGGATTGATAATGATATTATTCGGAAGAAGTATATCGAAGGTTGCTCATTAGAGTTAATAGCCGAAGAGATTGGTTATAGTGCATCTTATGTTAGACAAAGGCATGCAGAGATTCGTAAAACTTTAGACTTCTTAGATGAGTATGAACAAAATAAACTGAGTAGAGAAAGTAAATTAGGCGAGATTGATTATTACAACAATCGTAGAGAAGATACTGAACAGATCAGTTTGTTTTAAAATTACAATGTTCATTAAATGTTCGAACATTGTAGCTATGTAAACATTGTTTGCAGCATGATATTCTATTAGTGTCAAAAAAATATGAAAGAGCCAAGATATCCCAACTATTTTATTAATTGGTATCTGTGGCTCTTTTCTATTGCTTTGATTGGACAGTAGCAAATACAAAAAATAAAAACATCTTCTTATTATCTTTCGATAGCTACTGTCTAGTACATAAAGGATCACTCGTTGAGTGGTCTTTTTATTTTGAAAGGAGTTTTATCTATGAATGATTTTCATGAGGCTGTACTTACTTTTGATGTTCCAGCGGGTATGGGGCAAGTTTATAAAAAAGCAATTGAAGATGATAACAGTAGGCATTGGATTAAAAACGAAATAAAAGATGGCGATGGAAATATTGTGATTAGTGATATCAAGCCAAGTTGGAATGGCAACCACTGTAGTGTCAGTATTGATAATAGCCTGACTATTGAAAAATATTCTGGAGCAATAGTTGATCAAACAGAACGCAAAACTCAGCTGACCATAGCATTGATCTCTAGGACCTTACCTAACTTAAAAGAACAGGTTGAATGGTATGAGCGAATGGGTGCAAAAGTAATCAGTACAAATTACAAAGGAGAGAATCAAAATGGTAATGAGAAAAATTAGATCATCAATTACTGGAACGGAGTATTGGGATTCAGAAAAGAAAAAGACTGTTGTGGTTCCGAAAGGTCAAGAACCTGATTTTGAAGCAACGGAAGAAAAAGGAATCTTAAGCGATGGTAAAACGTTTGTGGCTGTTAATGGTGAACTTATTACTAATAGCAGTGAAATTCTTGATAGCACTGGAAACACCGCTCCTGATTTTGATGAAGACGAAGCTACTAATGATAAGTCTGCTGAAGAAATGGATGAACTGGACAACATGACTGCAAAAGAATTGCGTGCATATGCTAAGAAACATGGTATTGATATTCCTGGCGCTATCCGTGCAAAAGGCGGCATCCTAAAGTTTATCCGTGAAGCAGAATGAAATACTGTCAGTTTGACGGATGCACGAACAAGATAGCAAAGGGGATTTATTGTGCCGAACACAAGCGATCAAGTCAATCACGTAAGAAGAAGCAACAAGCAAAGTCTGTTTATCATCATGAGAACAAACCATTCTATCGAACACAGGCATGGAAGGATATGCGTCAATTTATTTATGAAAGAGAAGGTGGACACTGTCAGCGATGCGGTCAGTTCATCTTCGGCAAGAGGGCACATGTCCATCACATTGTACCCATCAAAGACAATGAACTGCTTAAGCTTGATCCAAACAATCTCATGCTTTTATGTTCAAAATGTCATCCAATTGTTGAAAACGAAACGGAAGACAAAAAAGTTTTTCCTTCGTATTTCAATTGAAGCCCCCCTATTCATTTTCAAAATTTTTTCGCGTGGGGAGATAGGGTAGCGGGGAGTCACGCGCATCGTTAGGTCAAATTTTTCAAAAACAAAGGGGGGTGTATACAAAAATGACGACTAAAGCGCAACGTAAAGCGATTATTGATGAAAAAGTAAGTGCTGAAAAAGCTCGTATTTTAGAAATAATGCGTAAGTCTGATTTGTACACTATCACTCTTGATCCGTTGATTGAATCATATCTGGATATTTTTGAAATATACCAACATAAATATTTATTGTGGAAAGAAAAAGGTTTTCCAGAAACTCAAAAATTCACGAATAAATCAGGCGCTACTAATCAATCAAAACATCCGTTAGCGCAACAAGTAGAAACTTGGGCTGATAAGAAAATGAAAGCTCTGGATTTATTAGGATTAACGAACAAAGCAAAAACTGGTAGACAAATTACTGGAGGTTCGACTGCAAGAAAAGATGAAGAAATTACACGTCCGGAAGTAAAACCAGTAGATGAACTAGCAGCGCACAGAAATAAATGGCGTAAGAAGGCAGGTGCTGAAAAGTGATTGAACCTGGTGTAAATTATGCTGATTTATTTGCAAAAGAAGTAAGAAAGAAACCTAAGAAGTATCCTAAAACCGTTCGTTTAGCAATAGATCGTTGGTATAGGTGGAAAAAAAGAAAAGACATTTGGTTTGATGTAGATCGGGCGAATGAAATGATGGATTGGGTAGAAACATTTATTGTTCACACAAAAGGAGAAATGGTAGGAAAACCATTTCTTTTAGAATCCTGGGAAAAATTTATTTATTCTTGGATTTATGGTTGGGTTAAAGAAAATGAAAAAGGACAAACTGTTCGCGTTACTCGTGAGGCTTATGTTCAAATCCCAAAAAAGAATGGTAAAACATTGATTGCCGTAGGTTCATTAGGTTATGCAATGTACGGTGAAGGTGCTTTATCAGTCGATTGTTATGCGTGCGCCTCTGATTTTGCTCAAGCTCAATATGCTGCTAAACCTTTTGCGGCTACCATCTTAAACAATCCAATTCTACTTGAAGGAACAAAAATATTTAAAGGACCAAAGGGAACTGTTTCTAGTATCACTTATGATTATATTCATAAAGATATGGCTTACTCGAATAAATTTATTGTTCAAACGAAGAATATTGATAACATTGAGGGTTCAAATCCATATTTTGTGTTGAATGATGAATTGCATAAGCAAGAGAAAATGGAACAGTATGACAATTTTAAGTCTGCTCAAATATCTTTACCACAGCCATTGATGTTTAATATCTCAACTGCTGGGAAAGGTTCGTCGTCTGTTGGAATGCGTGTATATCGCGAAGCAAAAGAAGTGTTGAAACGCGATGATAATGATTCAAACTTTGTTCTAATCTATGAGCCAAATAAAAATTATGATTGGACGGATAGAAAAGTCTGGGAAATGTGCAATCCTAACTGGGGAATATCAGTCGATTTATCTGCTTTAGAATCGGCATTTAAAACAGCGCAACGGTCAGCTCATTCCAAAGCTGAATTTCTAACGAAACACTTGGATGTATTTGTGAACGGCGCGGATAATTTCTTTGAACAGGATCAAGTAGAGCCATGTTTAGTTACCACACAAGAACTTGGTGATTTAAGTGGCGAACCATGTTATATCGGTTTAGATTTATCACGTACACGAGATTTGACCTGTGTATCTTTAAACTTCCCAACATGGGATGAAGATGGTAAAGCGGTTCTTAAAGTAAAGCAACTCTATTTTATTCCGAATGAAGATTTAGAGTTTCGAGAAAAAGAAGATAATGTTCCTTACAGTGATTTGGCTGAACAAGGTTTCGTTGAATTTTGCGATGGAAAAATGATTGATCAAGATCAGATTTTGCAGTACATAGAGGACTGCATGGATTTATATGATATTCAGCAAGTAAATTATGATCCAGCAATGAGCGATAAACTTGTTGAGAAACTAGAAAACTTAGGATTGGAATGCGTTGAGGTTGCCCAATATCCTAAAGTATTGAATGCACCTTTTGACGATGTCGAGCGGTTGTTTTATGAGAAACGGATTCAATTTGATAATCCATTATTCCTATATTGCACTTTAAACGTTGTAGCAATTACTAACATCAATGGACAAAAAGCGCCAAGTAAACGCCAATCAAAGAAAAAGATTGATGGGTTCGTGGCGTTTTTGTGCGGTCATAAGGAAACGATGAATCAAATGACAGATATTGATTCGGATGAGTTAGATGATTATCTAAGTTCCATTTATAGATAAATAGAAAGGCGGTGAGAAAAATTGAAATTACGTGATCGGTTATCGAATGCAGTTTATTCTTTTATGGAAAAACGTGGATATATCGAGGATATTTTTGGACACTACACACGTTATGGTCAAAGATATGTGACGGATTCATCTATCATGGAATCTTCTGATGTTTATGAATTAGTTCAAGACATATCCAATCAGGTGGCATTGGCCACACCGATTGTTATTGGTCCTGATGGCAACGAAGTCAAAGGTCATCACTCGCTAAAGATTTTGAAGAGTCCAAATGATTATTTGACCGGATTCGAATTTACTAAATTGGAAACAAATACTTTATTGATCAATGGTGAGACATTCCCATTAACGGATAGGGATCAGCTCCATTTGGCGTACGGTGTAACAACTAAGATCAATGAACGACTTCAAGAAGAATTTGAAATGAATGGTCAAAAAATACCTGGTCAAATGATTCGACACATTAAGAACATCGGAACTGATTCATTAAAAGGTGCTGGAATAATTGATCTTGCAAGAAACACTCTGGAAGGCGTTCTGAGCGCTGAAAAAGTTTTGACGGATAAATATACTAAAGGCGGTTTACTTGCGTTCATGCTTAAACTAGACGCCCACATCAATCCAAATAATAGCGCCCAAACAAAAATTGTCAAAGCTATATTGGATCAACTGGAAGGAACGCAAAATGAGAGTGATCATTCTGTTAAGATGATTCCTTTGGGAAAAGGATATTCCATCGAGACATTAAAAAGTCCTGTTGATGATGCGGCAATTTTGAACTATTTAGGTGTTTACAAAAAAGACTTAGGAAAATTTCTAGGAATCAATGTTGATACGTATCAATCGCTGATGAAGACAGATATTGAAAAAGCGATGATGTATCTGCACAACAAAGCAATCAAACCAATATTGAAAAACAAGAGCGAACATTACACCGCTCTTTTTTTTATGCCTAATTCTGGCTATAGAGTGGAATGGAAAATTAATATTTTGGATTTTGTTCCTTACTCAACAAAAACAAATATTGGCTACAACATCGTTCGTACCGGGATTACAAGTCCAGATAACGTGGCAGAAATGCTTGGTTTTCCTAAACAGAATACTCCAGAAACACAAGCTATCTATATTTCAAATGACTTATCTAGGATTGGCCAGAAAAATGCAACAGATGATTCCTTACCAACGAATGATCAAGACTTGAAAGGAGGTGATGGAAATGAAGAAGAAGGAAATTCGCACGATTGACATCACCAACCTTTCAACGCGTTCTGATGAAGAAACTCATACGAGGACCATTAGTGGATATGCTGCTGTATTCAATAGCCCAACACTATTATGGGACGATTTGAGTGAAGTAATTGCACCAGGCGCTTTTGCTAGAACGATTAGTAACTCCGATGTACGTTGCTTATTTAATCACGATTGGTCTAATGTACTAGGGCGAACCAAAAGCGGAACCCTTCGATTGTCAGAAGACGATCATGGTTTGAAATTCGAAGTCGATTTGCCAGATACAACGGTAGCAAGAGACTTGGTTAAATCTATGGAACGCGGAGACATTAATCAATGTAGTTTTGGATTTGTACCAACTGAAGAAACATGGGATTACAATTCAGAACCTATGCTTCGAACAATTAGCGAAGTGGAATTATATGAAGTTTCTATTGTTCCTTTGCCGGCTTATGAAGATACAGAGGCAGCGCTAAGGAGCCGTGATGATTTAGAAAAAAATATTGCACAAAGAAAAGAATTAATCAAAAAAATTAATCAAGCGCTAGAAGCGTAGGAGGAAACTATTATGGACAAAGAATTATTGAAAAAAATGAAGGCACGTCGCGAACAACGTTTAGCTGAATTACGCCAAAAAATTGAATCTGAGGAATTACGTGAAGCAGATTTAGAAGCCGTGAAAGAAGAAATTGACAGTGTTATTGATGAATTGAACGGAATTAAAGACGAATTAGGCGCAGATTCTGGAACTGATGAAACAGACGACAATACAGATGATCAATCGAATAGTAAGGATTCAGACGAAAGCCGTTCTGGTGAAGACAACGATCAAGAAGAAGATTCAGACAGTGAAGATAGTTCAGAAAATCGTTCTGGAATGATTACTCAACAGCAACGAGATGGATTACTTGGATCAATTAAGAACGGATTGGAGGCACGTGCAAAAATGACCAAGAAACAAAAAGATCAACAACTACGAAAAGCATTTGCTAATTTTGTAGTTGGAAATATTTCTGAAGCAGAAGCTCGAGCTTTAGGGATTGAAGCTGGCAACGGTTCAGTTACTGTCCCAGAAGTAATTGCATCTGAAGTTATTACTTATGCTCAAGAAGAAAATTTACTTCGTAAATACGGAACAGTGGTGCGAACATCAGGAGATGTCAAATATCCAATTCTTGTGAAGAAAGCAGATGCGAATGTAAACAAGAAAGAGCGTTCAACTGATATTGCTGAAACAGCTATTCAGTTTGATGAAATTTTGCTTGATCCTGCCGAATTCGATGCTTTGGCAACAGTAACTAAAAAATTACTAAAAATGTCTGGTGTTCCAGTTGAAGATATTGTTGTGGAAGAATTGAAAAAAGCTTATGTGCGTAAAGAAATCAATTATATGTTCAATGGTGATGACGCTGGAAATGAAAATCCTGGTGCATTAGCCAAAAAGGCTGTAGCATTTGAAAAACCTTTAGATCTAACTGCTGCAGGTGCTGGGCAAAAATTATATGATGCATTAATCGAATTTAAAAATACACCAGTGACAGAAGTGATGAAAAAGGGACGCTTTATTATTAATCGAGCTGCTTTGACTGCTATTGAAAAAATGAAAACAGATGATGGATTTCCTTTGTTGCGTCCATTTACACAAGCAGAAGGTGGAATAGGTTACCAATTAGTTGGCTATCCTGTGGATTGGACAGATGCAGCAGATAAAAAGGGTGAACCAGACACACCAGTTTTATATTTTGGCGATTTTTCTGCATTTAAAATTCAAGAAGTTATTGGTGCCTTGGAAATTCAAAAACTTGTTGAAAAATTCTCTGGTAAAAATCAAATTGGATTCCAAATTTACAACTTGCTAGATGGTCAATTGGTTTATTCTCCATTTGAACCGGCAGTATATCGCTACGAAATTACAAAACCAGTTGGTGGTTAAGATGGAAGAGCAAACTAAAGAATTGTCTTTAGAGGAAAAATTCAAATCACATATTCATTTTGAAGAGGGCATGGATGATTCTTTGCTCTCTTTTTATTTAAATATGGCAAAAGATTATGTCAAAACAGCAACTGGTGGCCAACAAGAATATCTTATTTTGATGGTTGCCGGCATTGCCTATGAATATAGAGTTTCAGAGGATGAACTCGACAAAGCTATGAATGCCATGACGCCATTTATCGTGCAAGGAGCGATTCAAAATGCCGAAGAGACAGACTAATAATCTCAGATGGAAAGCCGAATTGCTAGACATCAAAACAGGAACAGATGGAAACGATCGTCCAACTACAGTTTACGAATTTAAGCGTCCAATATTTTATGAGGAACTCGGTGTGACTTCTCAAGAAAAATATCTATCACAGCAAGCCAAGACAGACGTTGTCAGACGAATTAAAGTCAGATGGGATAAATCCATCACAGAGAAATTAAGTGCACTCAAAATTGATTCTGTGACGTATAACATTACTCGCATTTATACGAATCCCGATACAAGAGAAATGGAGCTGAGTTTAGCTTATGTCGATTAGCTTTGATGAATTGAAAACAGCTCTGAAATCAACGAAGTTACCAGTGTTCAGAGACAAAGCCAGATTAGGAACGATGTATCCATACATCGTGTACTCAAATGTGAGTAACAGTAAAAAAATGGCATCCGGTAAAGTCTATAAAAAATTACCGTATTATCAAATTTCTTTTTTCACACTTGGAACAGAACAGGATTTAGCTGTTATTGAAGAAGCATTACAAAATGCTGGTATTCCATATTCAGATTTTACAGGTATACAAGGTGATGAGAACGACGATACCGTGACCAACTATTACACATATGTGAGGTGTGTGGAAAATGCTAAGTAATAAGAATGGTTTTTCTGAAATGTCGGATTATTTAGGAAACCTTTCAAAGGTAGATCCGAAAAAAATATCAATAGAATCTTTAGAAGAAGCTGCTAATTTTTACATGAAGCAACTATTGCCTAAGATACCTAAGTCATTATTAAAGAAAAAACATATGAAAGATCATGTAAAAGTTGTAGTAGAAGATGATCGAGTAAAAGTCCAATTTGAAGATACAGCCTTTTATTGGCGTTTTGCTGAAAATGGGACAACAAAGCAACGCGCTCAACATTTTGCAAGTGGAACATATGAGCAAAATAAGCAACAGATTGAAGAAATTATGACAAAGAAAATTATTAAAATGTGGGAAGGATGATCTAAGTGGGAAAGCAAGATACTTTCTATTTTGAAGGATTAGACGATATATTGATTGGTATGATGGCTACTCCTGATACTGTTGGAGAAGCACCAACTTATAGCGAGATTGTTCGTTTGCCAATTGCTACAAAATTAGGAATAAGGGGAAATGGAACAGCTCTTGAAAAATGGGCATCTAGTAAAATGTTTCGGCGTGTAAGTCGAGAAACAAAACATGAGTTAGCTCTGGATAATGTAGGAATTCCAATTGCTGTTATGGACGAATTGAAAGGTTTGATTGCTGAAAGTGGTGTAACCTTTGGTAAAAATACTGCTCGTGAATTTCCTTATTTCGCATTTGGTTTTATTGGAAATATTGAAAACGGTGGAAAGAAAGCTGTTTGGTATCCCAAAACACAGTTGTCCAATGTTATTGATGAAGAATATGCTACTGCTGATGATGAAACGAAAATTGATGATGTAACTGCGAACTTCATTTCATCTGGATTGAAGTATAACAACGTAATATATTCAAGCTTTGATTCAAATAGAGACGGAGCTTCTCTAGAATTATTTAATAAATTCATTGCTCAACCTGTATATGATGAAGAACAGTGGAAAACATTGGCTAAAGTTGGAGGTGCAGGTTAATGGCTCGGTTATCTGATTATGGAATTCACGTTGAAGACTTAAAAAATTCTGCTATTGTCACTATTCAAGGTGTAGAATTACCTATCTCATTTACTATGCAAACAATGGAATTTATAGCAGATGTATATGGTGGAGATTATTCGCAATTCGAATCTGATATGAATGCCATGCTATATAAAAAAGAAGGAAAAATTTCTTCTGCTAACTTATCACCTAGTGACTTAAAAATCATGCGTGCCTTGATTTATGCAATGTTGCGCACTGGTGGTTTAGAGGAAGATCCAGAAACTATTTTTAAATTATTAGGAATGAGTGGAGAGGTGTTGTCTGCTTATAGTACCTGTATGGAAATTTTTGCTAGTCAGACATTTCAGGTAGAAGACCTAAAAAAATCCAAGAAGCCACAAGACTTTCAAAAAGCGCAAGCAAAAAGAAAGAAAAACAAAAAGAATCGGAAGAAATAGGAACTCCTTGGAGTTTTTATATTTATGTTGCTCTCACTCTATTAAATTGGAGTGAGAGTTTCTTTTTGAAATCTACGCCTAACTTGTGGCTGAAATCATACCTACAGTGGTTACAACAAAATACTGAGTTTGAGCCACCTCAATCCATAACTATGGATAAGAGTCCTTGGTGGTAGGAAAGGAGCGCTAAAATGTCAGGGAAAGAATCAGATGTTGTTTTAAATTTTAAAACGAATGGCGAAGTTAGCTATTCAAAAACAATTAAAGAAATCAATAAAGAAATGAACTTAGCAGCTACTGAGTACAAAAACCAAGTGTCTGCCATGGATAAGGATGCAACTCAAACAGAGAAATTAACAGCTGCTAAGAAAAAATTAGAAAAACAACTTTCTTTAGCAGAAAAGCGAACCCAGATGTTAAGGGAAGAGTATGAAAAATCAGTTAAAGAAACTGGTGAATATTCAGACCAATCTCAAAAACTCTATAAAAGACTTTTGGAATCTGAAACAGGAGAAAATAAACTGCGTTCTGCATTAGAGCAAACTAATGAGGCATTAAAAGAACAGGGGAATGTTTCTGTTGATACTGCAAAAAAACTTCAAAAAATTGAAGAAGCTGGCGAAAAAGTTAAAGGTGTAGGTGAAAAAATGTCTATTGGCATAACTGCACCAATTGTTGCTGCAGGTGCTGCAGGACTAGCAGCTTTTAGTGAAGTAGATGGAGCTCTTGATACTATTATTACTAAAACCGGAGCAACAGGTGATCAAGCTGATAGACTATCGCAATCCTTCGAAAATGTTGGTTCAAATACTCACTTGCCTTTACAAACGGTAGGAGAAGCCATTGGTGAAGTAAATACGCAATTTGGATTCATGGACAAAAAACTGGAAGATTCCACCAATTATCTCCTACAGTATGCTGAAATCAATGATACAGATGTTTCGCAATCGGCTATTTTTGCTCGACAAGCAATTGAGGCTTATGACATGTCTTATGATGATTTAAATTCTGTATTAGATGTAACAACAAAGACAGCTCAAAATACAGGGCAATCTGTAGATGATTTAATGCAAAAGGCAATTGATGGAGCTCCTCAAATCAAACAATTAGGCTTGAGTTTTGGAGAAGGTATTACATTAATGGGACAATTCGAACAAGCGGGGGTTGATTCCAGCGCAGCTTTGAGTAGTTTATCTAAAGCAACAGTTACCTATGCTAAAGATGGAAAATCTTTATCACAAGGACTTGGAGAATTGCAAGATAAAATTAAAAATGCAAGCTCGGAAACTGAAGCAATTAATGCTGCTGCCGAGATTTTTGGTAACAAAGGTGGTCCTCGAATGGCTGATGCAATTAAAAGAGGAACTCTTAATCTAGAAGATTTAGCAAAAGTTGCCTCAGAAAGTGGTGGAGCAGTTGGTTCTACTTATGAGGCTACACTTGATCCGATTGATAAGGCAAATATGGCTATGAACAACGCCAAATTAACAATGGCATCTGTAGGAGAAAGTGTACAAATAGCTCTGTTGCCTTTTTTCGAATTAGCAATAGACGCTTTACAACGATTTAAAACTTGGCTTGATTCGCTTGATCAAGGGCAAAAAAATATGTTAGTAACGATAGCTTTAGTAGTAGCAGCAATTGGTCCATTATTAGTTATTTTGGGAACACTTATGGGATCAGTAACTAAGATTGTTGGTGGCGTTAAATCTTTTATAGGGGTTTGGCAAGCTTTATCTGGTTTTCTTGCAGTTAATCCATTTGTTCTAGTGATTGCAGGAATAACTTTATTGATTGCTGGATTTGTATTGGCATATAACAAAGTGAAATGGTTTCATGATGGAGTTAATGCATTTTTCAAAGGTATTTCAGATGTTGTTGTGGAAGTTTTTAAATTTATAGGTGGCTATATTTCTGGTGTTTTCGAAGGAATAGTAGTTAATTTCATGAACTTTTATAACGCAGGAAAGAGAATACTTACAGGAATTATTGATTTCATTACTGGTATATTTACAGGCGATTGGTCCAGAGCGTGGCAAGGATTGGTCGATATTTTTGGTGGTATTTTCGATGGCATTGTTGCTGTTGGTAAAGCTCCTATCAATGCCATGATTGGTTTGATTAATGGATTTATTGGCGGACTGAATAATATCAAAATACCGAAATGGGTTCCTGGTATCGGTGGCAAATCATTTTCTATATCTAAACTACCTTATTTGGCTCAAGGTGGTCATTTAATCAATGGACAAGCGATTGTTGGTGAAGCTGGTCCAGAGCTATTGACTGCAAAGAATGGTAAAACAACGGTTACTCCATTATCTGACGAAGAAAAACGTAGAGGTATTGGAGGAAAAGTTTCTGGTGGTAATATTGAACAGCATATTCATATTGGAAAAGTTGATGCAAATAATCCATCGGAATTAGATCGAATGAACCGTAAATTTGCAAGAGCTAATCGACAAGCTATTTATGATTTGGGAGGTGTTCCGGAATGAGTCAACGATTCATGAAACCAGATGAGCCGAATTTTATCTGGAAAAACTTAAATGCTACTTTCGATATGAATTGTATTATCGAGAGTGAACTTCCTGAGGTCATGCCAGCTAAAAGATATGAAACATATACTGTTCAAGGTAGAAATGGTGAATTGAATGAAACCTTTGGTGATTATGAATCTTTTGACTTAAAAATTGAGAATATCACTATTCCCCATTCTAAACTTCGAGAGATCAAAAAGTGGCTTTCTGGAAGTAGTAGATTAATTACGCATAATGATCCAGATAAATATTTAGATGCTATTTGTAATATAGGTGAAGAAGTCAAATTCGAAAATGAGTGGGGCTTCTTTTATACGTTTACTGTCACGTTTAGATGTCAACCATTTAAGCGAAAGCTGAATGAACAACCAATTGAATTTAGCACAAATGAAATCGAGGTATACGATCCAGGCGATGAGGTAGCACATCCTTATTTTGAGATTGAATCTAGCGGGGGAGACATCACACTAACAATTGGTGACGAGAGCCTTACTGTACTAAATACGTTGGCAAGTACATTTACTGTTGATACTGAATTGGGTAAATCAATTCAAGAGGATTTACCACTATTTACAAAAGGAGATTGGCCAACGTTGAGTCCAGGGAAAAACCTTATCAAGGTTAGTGGCTCATTTTCAAAAATCAAGTTATGGAGAAGGAGTGTTTATTTGTGAAACAGGAGTTCATTTATGCTTATAAAGAAATGCCTGACGATTTGAATACCAATGGAATTGCTTTACTTGATTGGGAAGATTTGCCAGAAATCAATCGTGTATTGAATGGACAATATCGTTTTTATGGAAATTATTCTAGAAAGGGTGAATTTCGCTCTTACCTAAAAAAAGGAAATTTCATAAAAGCAAAAGTACCTGATGGATCATGGCAGTATTTTGAGATATACAATGTCAAAAAGAATCTGAATTCTGTTTCAGTAACCGCAAGGCATATTGGTTTTATGGCAAATAAGAACTTTATTGTCAAATCATTCACAGATAATGGTAACGGTTCTCAGATTATGACTAATCTTAAAAATGCCTTGGCGTTTGATCAAAAATTCAACTATTTATCAAACGTTGGTACTGTTCATCAATTCACTGCAAGACAAGTTGCACCAGTTGAAGCAATTATTGGATCAAATAACGGTAATCAGAATCTTGTTGGTGTGACTAGCGCTGAACTTGATATGGATAACTATGATCTGAAACTGGTAAAACAGATTGGATCAGATAATGGTTTCCGAATCGATTTTGGTATCAATTTAGAAGCAATCGAAGAAGAAATAGATGAAGAATCCATCGTAAATAGCCTGTATTTGGTTGGCGGTGTTCCTGATAACGATTATGATGAAGATAAAGAACCTATTGAATATGGATATTTAGAAATTGATGGAGTGACCAACGAGAATCGACGTATCGGTAAACGAGAAAATTCCGATTGCAAAACAGTAGATGACCTGATTAAATGGGGAAATACATTATTTGAGAACGAACGTATTCATGAGCCCAAAGCGACTCATACGGTTAGTATGGTTTCATTAGAACATACTTTGGAGTATGGGGAAATGTATCGTAAGCTTTCCACTTTAAGTTTTGGCGATGTAGTCCATGTAAGGGCAAAAGAAATTGATATTGAAATCACCGAACGAGTAGTTGAATATACCTATTTTCCTACATTAGGCAAGTATAAGGATCTGGTATTAGGAAATGATTTATCTCTTTATACTTCCACAGTGAATTCCCAAACTCAAGAACTCAAAAAGAAAATTGATAATAGGACAGAAACATTAGTACAAAATGTACTAAATGCAACGGCGTGGATCACAGGTAATTCTGGTGGACACGTCGTTTTTCGTCCAGAAAAAGCACCGTCAGAAATCCTTATCATGGATACAGCAAATGTAGCCACTGCAAAAAAAGTCTGGAGATGGAACTTAGGAGGATTAGGATACTCAGATAACGGAGTAAATGGACCATACGGGCTTGCGATGACACAAGACGGCGCAATCGTTGCTGATTTTATAACAGCAGGTATCCTTTCTGGCATTCTAGTACAAGGGGTAGCTTTAAAGACATTGGATGATAAAGATTTCCAATTAGTGGCAGAAGGAGGACAACTTTCTTTTGAAAAAAAGGTCATTTCAACTGGGCTTGACGATGTTCACGGAGAATCGCTTGGATCCATCGTAGCAACTTATGGAGGCGGAAAAATAAATGGGTTTGCTGTATGGAAAGAACCAAACTATATTTTTTCCATTAACGCTGGGGACGGCGGCGATCGAGGGAATCCTGTTTTTCAAATTCCAGCAGACGTTACTGCTGATAAGCGCAAATATAATCTTTACGGTGATGGTAAATTTTCAGAAGGAAATATAACCATAGATGGCCGTCTAGATGTCAAAGAATTATATGTGAACGGCGTTAAAATCGATACAAACGGTGGAGACAATACTGGAGGAAACGATAACGGTTGGAATGGACAATATCCACCAGAAGTAACTACTGATCGGGATAAACGTTATTGGCAGATTTGGGCAATGGCAATAGGTGCTGGCTTTACTAAACAAGCTGCTGCAGCCTTACTTGGAAATGCACAAGGAGAATCAGATGCTAATCCAACCGCCGATGAGGGCAATGGCGCACCAGGGTTCGGTTATGGTGTATGGCAATGGACCGATTCTTCTGGCGCAACTAGCGGACGTGTTTACATGATCAATTTAATGACAAAGGCTGGCATCAGTGATGATCCAGACACGATCACGGCGCAGTTCAAATTGTTGATGTGGCATGCACCGAATGGTCAATGGATCGCAACTAGCGCTTATCCTTACACATGGACACAATTTATGAATCTGAACGATATCAACACAGCAGCACAAGCATTCGTGGCTAACTTTGAACGTCCACGTGATCCACATCCAGAACGGACGACATGGGCACAAGAATGGTACGACAAATTCAAAGATTTGGAAATTCCTGCATCAAAAGGATATATAAAACCAATTGCAGATCCAATCACAGTGACGAGCGAATTTGGCTGGCGCACTTCTCCAATTACAGGCGCACAAGAATTTCATAACGGTATTGACCTTGTAAATGGAAATCCTAATACACCTATTTTTGCATCAGCAGATGGCGAAGTGATTGTTGCAGGTGATGCAAATTACTTTGACTGGTATGGAAATTGGACAGTGATCAAACACGCTGATGGAATGTATACAGGCTATGCACATCAAAGCCGTGTAGATGTCTCAAAAGGTCAAAAAGTAACTGCTGGTCAGCAAATTGGACTGATGGGGACAACGGGACCATCAACTGGAGAACATCTTCATTTCCAATTTATGGATGAATTTTATCCATCTTCTTCAGGTCATTTCCACAATGCAAGAGACTATATCAATTTCTAAAGGAGGGATAGTCGTGGCAGAAACGCAACATAAAATGGTCCTATCCACCACAGAACCAAATAACGGAATAAATTTGGTTCGGATTCGGCAAGGGGATGTTTTAACTCAAAAGTTCGTTGTAGAAGTGGTGGAACATGGGATATTAAAAACATTCGATGGCCTAGTACCATTTTTTATTAACACAACAAAATTTGGCGAAAAC